GATTGATGCAGAGCGTAGTAAGATGCACACTTATTGGACTCAAAAAGGTCGTTTGTTTATTTATGACTTATTAAAAAATAAAAAGGGTGTCTTGCCACTGATTGAACAAGAAAATGTCGCCTAAATGCAAAAAAGCCACTGCGGGAACAGTGGCAAACAAAAAAACATTTATAAGGGTATTTTATCATGAATGATTTAATGATTCAACTACTCGACCAGTTCGAAGCAGGTCTGAGAGAAAGAGCCGTGCAGGTCATGGCTACTGTCAATGACGAAAAGCACAGGTTTCCAATGGAACTCAATAAGAAACAGTGTTCGTTGATGTTGCTGGGGACTACAGACACCACAACCTTTGATATGCGTTTCAACAGTAAAAAGGACTTTCCTCGTATTAAAGGAGCGCGTGAAAAGTATCCGCGAGATGCTGTGATTGAGTGGTATCACAAAAATTGGATGAAGACAGGAGTGGTGCGGTAAGTAATTGGCTTAACAACAACTGGCAAGAAATTGCCTAGCACACACCCCTAGCCGTAGCAGTGAGCTAGTGCGGTTAGGGAACGGAAAGGAAAGTAACAATGAAAGAATTCGAGCTATTGTTGTTCATGACAACAATTATAGGTTCGCTCCTATTCGCAATTTGGTTCAATCTTTTCCTGTTTGAGATTGCCCCTTTCGTTCGCGCTTGGGGACGTAAAAATATTTCAAAAATATGGGATAGATTAAAGCGAATAGTGAAACGATAGCTGTGGCTAAAGTGAAAATTTCTTCAGTTAGCGTCATAGCCAAGGAAACCGTGAAGGCTAGTGCAGTGTAGGTTGTAGCAAAAAGCTTTGCAAACTCTTCTGCATACCTTCGAATAGAGGAAGCAATTATAAAATACAGCAACGAAACGAGAGCTAAAATCATTTCAAAGGATAGAAAAACTATAATAAATGATTTTACAAAACGAAGCAAATTGTACTTTTTAATGATATTAAAGTAGCTGTCTTCTAGCCAGTTATTTCCAAGGAAAGTGGAATAGAACACGAAGATTTTAATGACAAACATAGTAAGAGATAAAGCAAGAACGATAGTAGTTAAAATGCCAATCAGTTTCAAAAAAATATTTAAAAGTTGTTTTAATAATCGTCTCATCTTAAACCCAATCTATTTTTTTAAAAACCATTTTATCAGAAAGGAAAACACTATGAAAGCATCAAAACTATTTAACTGGATTTGGAGCGAAAAACAACAAGAAGAATACTCCTTCGAACCAGTATGGACACCACGAGAGATTAATGACCAGAAATATGAAGCACGTCAAAGACGTGAGCGGTATCTGGCTGCTAAGTACCTTAGCAATAATTAGATCACTAACATCTCTCAGCGTGTAGCCATAGCCCTTCCGTGGAGTGTAACTTATACCCATTTTCCCCAAAATATAAGCTTTACTTTACCCGCATATCTTTCTAAAAACACATTTACAAAGCGGTGGGGCGATGGGTGCACGTTGAGAGCACTAAAAAAGCACAGGTAAGGGCCTGTGCAGAAAATAATAATCATCAAGGAGAATATATCATGAAACAAACAGAAAAACAAGTCGTATTTTACAGCGCTAAAAAAGATGGATTTCTTGAAAGTTACAAGGACAAAGGAAGCCTAGTGTTTAAAGCAGTTTTTAACGACCGTCTTTGGCAAGCACTACAGTTACCGATTGAGTTTTACGAAAAACAAAAAAACAATATCGACAAGCTTGCTGAAGCGTTTGGCTGCGAAGTGCTTATCGTAGAAGCCGAGTACAACGTAACTAAACTTGACGGCTCGGACTTTGAACGCACGGAGCGTGAAGGACTCAAGGAAGATGATATCAAAGCACTCCTAGAAATATTGGCAAAGTAACAAGACAGAAGTGGTGGGAGGGTAGGCGTTAAACATGGCAGATAATCAGAAATATTACACAGGAGGCAAAAAATGGGAAACCGTAGAATGATAAGTAAAACTGTTACTCAGACCCATCGATTCTTACGTTTGCCCCTAGAAACACAAGCTCTTTATTTTCACCTTATTCAAAATTGCGACGATGATGGAGTAGTGGAAGCGTTCCCTATTCTCAGAATGATAGGGGCTAACGAGGATAACTTAGGGCTTCTAGTCATCAAGCAGTTTGTAAAACCTCTTAACGATGAAATGGTTTATTTCGTGGTTGACTTTCACGAGCAAAACACTGTTAGGAAAGACAGATATGTGCCTAGTGTTTACAAAGAATTGCTAGAAGAGAATACCGATGAAACCACTGGTAAACCACTGGTAAACCAAACGGCAACCAGTGGTTGCCCCAATATAAGTAAAGATAATACAAGTAAATATAATTTAAGTAAATTTAACAGTAGAGAGGATGAAACATCAGAAAAAAGTCAAATTTCTTCTTCTGCTGCTGATGACCAATCAGATTTTAATATTTTTGAATATTACCAAGAAAGAATCGGGCCTATCGATGGATACCAAATGGAAAAACTGAAAGGCTATATCGATTTCGATAAGTTAGAAATCATGTTGGTTAAACGCGCCATAGATAGAGCTGCCGATAACTCAAAAAGAGGTTTTGGGTATATCAACTCCATCTTAAGAGCATGGGCACAGAATGGAATACATACTATTGCCCAACAAGATGAAGAGCAACGTAAATTTGACAGCCGTAAGAACAACGACGATCAACCCGTTAAATTTGGCCCAGCTTGTAGCAAATATTAGAGGTGCTGCTTATGAGTTTAGAGCAAACAGCCAAACAAATGCGCAAGCAATACATGACGGTTAGCGATAAATACTGCGACAAGCACCAAAGGCACTATGTCACAATTCAGCTCCCAAACAGCAACCCCTACACAGTGTGTGAGCTATGCCATCGTGAAGAGCAAGAGCAGCAGAATGCCGTAAAAGCACAAGAACAATACGAGCGTGAGCAAGAGCAGAAACGCTTATACTTTCTCAAAGATTTCAGCTTGATGGATGATGACTTGAAAAATGCCAGTTTCGACAACTACAAGGCGCTAACCAGAGAGCAGAAGGAAGACTTGAAGAATGTCAGAAGTCAGCTTAAAGGCTATCTGGACGGGCAAGAGTACAACATCGTCCTAATCGGTAATACTGGTGTCGGTAAGAGCCATCTAGCTTATTCAGCGCTTAAGGCTTTGTCAGACCATACTAAGAAGATGGGGCTATTCATCAACGTGGTTGACCTATTAGCCAAAATCAAAGAGGATTTTAGTCTTGAAGCCGAGTATATCAGACGCATATCTGAAGCTGAATGGCTAGTGCTCGATGATTTGGGGACTGAGAAAGTGACAGAGTGGTCTAGTGGTATCTTGTACAGCATTTTGAACAAGCGTACCAAGACTATCATCACGACCAACTTAAGCCCACGGGATATCATGGGCACTTATGGCAAACGTGTCTATTCTCGAGTTTTCAAAAAGACAGGACTTGGGACGACGAATGAACATGTTTATCAATTCAAAACGCAGCAAGACAAGAGGATGATGCTTTGACAGAGGAAGAAGTAAAACTGAAGCTCTTTGAAGACTACGAGCGCATTCATGGCCTTGCATTCTCGAAAGAGCATAAACAGAAGATGATGGATGATTTGGACTTATATTCGTTCATCGAGAAATTAAACGAATATATGGCATTTGGCTACTGCTCGAAGGTGGTATTTAATCAGCACGTTCGAAAACATGCCTGAAATCGTCTGCAATCAATTTTAATACATGGGTGGTATAAATTTATCTAGCTACCACTTAAAAAACGATAAGAGACCCCTTAATTTGAGAATTATAGGGGTACTTAAAACAAAAAGGAAGGCAAAACATGACAAATCAATTAGCACACAAGGACTTTTTCAACACCCCAGCAGTTAAACAAAAATTCCAAGAGGTGTTGAATGGAAATGAACGACAATTTACAGCTAGTCTGTTGTCAATTGTAAACAACAACAATTTGCTGGCACGAGCAAGTAATACTTCGATTATGACAGCAGCGATGAAAGCAGCGGTATTAAACCTGCCTATCGAGCCAAGTTTGGGCTTTGCTTATATCGTGCCTTACAAACAAGATGCACAATTTCAATTGGGTTACAAAGGACTTATCCAGCTAGCTATTCGCTCTGGTCAGTTTAAGGCCATCAATTCTGGCAAGGTCTACAAAGCACAATTTAAGTCTTATGACCCATTATTTGAGACGCTTGATATCGACTTCACTCAACCGGAAGACGAGGTATATGGCTACTTTGCAACTTTCGAACTTGTAAACGGGTTTAAAAAATTGACGTTCTGGACGAAAGAACAAGCTGAATCGCACGGGAAACGCTTTTCTAAAACCTATTCAAGAGGGCCTTGGTCTACTGATTTTGATGCAATGGCTCAAAAAACCGTGCTCAAGAGCATTTTGAGCAAGTATGCCCCACTTTCAACCGAAATGCAAGAAGGACTTATCTCAGACAATCAAACTGAGGAAGTTAAATCTGATCCTATCGATGTTACGCCAAAAAACGAGGACACCCAAACACTTTTAGGCGACCTTATGAGTGATGAAGCTGAATCTGAAACAGAAAAAAGTGTAGATTCTGAAACTGGTGAAATCATCGAAGAAGTCAGCTTGTTCGAAGGTGATTCAACCAAAATCAAAGAGGTAGAAAATGACTGAGTTAACAATTTTGACGGATGATAATTACTATTCTGACAAAACCTATATGTCAGTAAGTCGTTTCAAAGAGTACATGAAATGCGAAGCTAGAGCTAAAGCCATTGATGATGGAATCTGGGATGACGAACGAGATCAAAAACCGTTACTTTTCGGAAACTATGTCCATAGCTACTTCGAGAGCGAAGAAGCTCATGAGAAATTTAAAGAGGATAACAAAAAGGCTTTGTTCTCAAGCCGCAAACCTTATGGATTGTTAGCAGATTTTAAATTGGCTGAGAAAGTTATCGACACGCTCAAGGATGACACACTTTTCAATAACCTTTACCACGGGAAAAAAGGCGATAAAGTCGAAAAAGAAAAGATTGTCACTGGAATCATCGCCGGCGTACCGTTCAAAGGGAAATTGGATAGTATCAACTTTTCAAAAGGCTATGTGGTCGATTTGAAAACCATGAAATCCATCTGGACTAAGGAATGGTCAGAGGAATTGCGTACCAAAGTACCAACGGCGGTTAATAACATTCTTAATTTCCAGTATCACGTCCAACTAGGCACCTATCTTGAACTTTTACGACAAATGGAATGCCCAACGTATAAGCCGTTTATCGTAGCTGTATCGAAGGAAAAACAGCCAGATAAGGAAATTATCGAGCTTACTGAAGAATGGCTCACAGAGGGGCTGAATTACATCACAGAGCACGCTCCGAGAGTCTACCAAGTATCACTCGGGAACGAAGAGCCTAAAAAGTGTGGGCATTGTGATTATTGCAAAGCTCAAAAGAAATTGCACACGATCTTAACGTTGAATGATTTCTTAAACGTTCAAGAGTAAACGAAAGGATAGAACATGATTAATTCAGTTTGTCTTGTTGGTCGCCTAACCCGTGACCCCGAACTAAAATACACTGGCAATAATATCGCAGTAGCATCTTTCAGCCTTGCTGTTAACCGCAACTTTAAGGACGCTAACGGCGAACGTGAAGCAGACTTTATTAACTGCGTTATCTGGCGTCAGCAAGCTGAGAATTTGGCTAACTGGGCTAAAAAAGGGGCGTTGATTGGAATTACTGGACGCATTCAAACCCGTAGCTACGAGAATCAGCAAGGTCAACGAGTGTATGCCACTGAGGTAGTCGCTGAGAACTTCCAAATGCTAGAAAGTCGTGCAGCGCGTGAAGGCAATCAGCAGAACCAAGGGAACTCTTTCCAAAATGGAAATAGCTCGAAAGGCGGAAACGTTGACAATGGATATAACCAGCAAACGCCAAACTTTGGGCGTGGCAACTCAATGCAGGGGAACCCTATGGATATCAGTGATGACATGTTGCCATTCTAAGGTGAAGACATGAAGATGATTTTAAACATCGAGCCTAAACCTCAAACAAGGCCACGATTTAGCAAATTCGGAACTTATGAAGACCCCAAAATGAAGGCTTGGCGTCGTCAATGTTCGCAACTTATCGAGCAGGAATATAGCGGAGAGTTCTATGACGGTCCTATTTCAGTCGATGTCGTTTTCTACATGAAGGCACCGCTTAATGTATCGAAAAAGCCCACGCCAAAGGCTAGAGCTAAAACGTGGGACGCATTCAAGGAATTCATGGCTGAAGCGCTTTGGCATTTCAGAAAGCCTGATATTGACAATTTGGTCAAAGCACTCTTTGACAGCATTTCAAAGGCTGGTTACAACAAGGTTGATAAGAAGGGTATCGTATGGACGGATGACAGTATTGTCTGCGATTTAAGAGCTCGTAAGAAGTACAGTCCTAACCCACGCATCGAATTTGAAATCAAGGAGCTCGAATGAATAGCAAATACAAGGACAAGTTGGCCGGTATGATGGATTATTAAAGGAGATGATGAAATTATGCAACGTAAAGTGAAGTTTTTTTACCAAACAAGCGATACTGACAAGCTTGACGAAGAGATTAATGCGTGGATTGAAAATCACAATAAAGAACTGATAGATGTGAAGTTGGCTGTGGATTGGGATGATAATGGCGATTATGTAAAATACACCGCCACAGTAATATATAAGGATAGGAATAAGGCTTGGCATGAAATATAAAGTTATCGTCTATTACGACAATATGGAAGACAGTGAGCAAGTCTTCAGCAATAAGAATGATGCGATTAACGAATTGCACAGATTGAGATTGAAATATCGCAACACACGAAAATATAAGGTTGAAATGGTGGAAGTGAATGGCAATTAAAACACGAGAGGTGTACACAGAAACCGGGGATAAATGCAGTATTGATACGGCTATCAACATGTACTTGTCATCGGGGTATGTTGAGGAATTAATTGATATTAAATACCAAATGGTAGCAATAGACGTCGGGGACAGGACTATAGTTCGAACGTCTGCGTTGATAATTTACAAGGGGTGGTAGAATAATGGCTAAATTTATTAGAGTCACAAACATCGCACAAGGAATCGACATGGACACGATTTTAAATGTCGATAATATCGGGCATATCTCTATTGGGCCTAATATCATTTTTGTAAAAACACCGTTCGCAGACGGTACGAATCGAATTTATGTAAGGACCAAAGAAATTGAGCGATTAGAAAAGATTTTGTTAGGAGAGGAAATTGATGATTAGAACGAAGTGGTTAGAGGTTGGATATGGATTCGCCAATTACCAAGAAATCGACGATTTGATTAATGGTTTTATCGAAGAGAATCCAGATATAGAACTCATTGATATCAAGTATCAATCTAACGTATCAGCCGTAGCTGATAGCGGTGTGAGTGCTGAATATTACCATACATCCGCATTGATTATCTACAAGGAGAATACGAAATGATGAAAAGAAATGAAGCAGTACAGAAACTAGCAACAGCGGGACGCCTTTCAATGGCCCACGCCGAGGATTTATATGATTCATTCTTCCCTAAACCAGTAGTTCCGCAATGTGTGGCGGATTGGTATGAGGAAATTAAAGGTGAATTTTACTTAAACTTACATTACTTGGCTTGGGATATGTTTGAAAGTTTGGACGAAGATGCCTGTGTACCTAAAAAAACATTAAATGACGATATCACACGTTGGTATCGCAAAAACGAAAATGCTATCAAAATAATTGTCAACATGCACCAGTTTGGGTATGAGGTCGAGAAAGAAAAAAGGTATATGGTTCGGTTTAAGGGATTGTCTGACAAGAACATCTACCTAACCGCCAATTTGTTTAGAAACTTTTGGAAAATAAAAGAAGATATAGACGGTTGCGAGGGGACCGTCCACACCCGAAAAGAACTCGAAGCGAACGGCTTCGGCTGGGTATTCGACTGCGAAGGCGTGGAAGTTGAGGAGGTGGAGTAGGTGGCAAGATTTATCGAAGTGGAACCTATCAATTTTGGTGGTGGTAAAAAGAAAATGTTGATTAATGTTGAAAAAATCGACTACGTTCAACAAGGAGATAACGAAGGTGCAACAGCGCTACATTTATCTGATGTCCCACTAGATTATTTTGGCGAGAAAGATTTATTTCCCAAAACGCTATATGTGGCAATTCCGTTTATATTTCTATCTGACGAAATAACGAGAGCTAATGAGGTGAAGTGATGAGTAAAAAACTACTAAAAAAAGAGAATTTAAAAGATCTTACGCACGATGATCTTATAAAACTCGGTGCGGCAACAGTAGTGGGACATTTAGCAAATGATTTAGAAGCTAGTGAACCTAAGAGGGAAGACGAAAATGAATAAACATGAATTGTATCGCAGAATCGAAGAAATGCCATACAATCACGGTATCTTTATTGACACCGTGAAACTAAGCAGAAGATGGCTTCTGGGTTCGATTTCACGACTTGAAGAACCTTCTTATAGTGGCATCGCTGAACTAATCGACAAGGTCAACGAGTGGGCTATTAGTCATGGGCTGGACAAGGGCAATCCTAAAATCGAATGGATGAAGGTCACGGAAGAGGTGAGCGAGATTAGAGACGTGTTTCTAAAACCGCACGATTTCGCTGACCCAGAATGGTCGTTAAAAGACGCTATAGGCGATTCTATCGTGACGCTAGTAGTTTTATGCTTACAGCTCGGTTACGACGTGGAAGAGTGCCTCACAATTGCTTATAACGACATCAAGGATAGAAAAGGAGTAATGATTGATGACAACTTTGTTAAAACCAAAACGAGAGGATCAGCTAATAGTAGCGACGATTCTGCTAGTGCTATCGCTAGCGATTAACATTGGTACAGTGGTCTGGGTAGTCAACCGGCCTATTGAGATGGTACTTATCCACAAGGCTGACAATGCCGTTGAATTACACGGCAAGGTGACTGGAAAATCAATGGTCGGGAAACTCTACACGCTCGATTGTGGGGCGTATGGCAAGTTCCTAGTAAGTAAGGAACAGTACGACAGTGTGAACGTTGGGGATGATATCCCTAGCTATTTGAAAGGGAGAGGACAATGATACCAAGATTTAGAGCGTGGGATAAAGAAAACAAGAAAATGATCGATGTTGACATACTCAATTGGAATAATGGGGAGGTTGATTTCATTGGGGATGGCATTACATTTATACTCAAAGCCAACGACATCGTTCTCATGCAATCAACAGGACTAACCGACAAGAATGGCAAAGAAATCTTTGAAGGGGATATCGTCAAGGTGACTGATGGTGACGAAAGAACTAATTTTCCGGATGGTGGAATTGGAACTATTTGCGGTTTGGACGAGATTTTCATGTGGTACATAGACGGGCAAGTACATAACGGACTATTTGACATCAGTCAAGAGTATTACATTGAGGTTATCGGCAACATATACGAAAATCCGGAATTGTTGGAGGTGAACCAATGCCTAGTAATTACCCCAACTCTGGACTGACCGAGGAGCTATTCCAACGGTTAGTCGACGAATTTAACAAGCTGAAATCGGAGCATAATAGAACACTCACCAAGCACATCCAAGAGGTTAAACAGTGTGACCGTCATCAAGCTAGGAAATATTTCCAGAGATTCGACAACGTGGTTAAAGAACGCTCGAGACTGTCGCCCGCAACTTTAAACGATATGCGAGAGTTCATCTCAGACAATCTATTCGACGACTTGCACGCTTATCTGGCAGAACATTATTCTGGAAAGTATTGCACAGGTCGCCAAGAAGTCGATAAGACCAATGCAGGGCTCACCGAGGAACTGTTTCAACGTTATTGCAAGGAAGTAGAAGCGTTAAGAGCTACTTATCCAAACAGTATCGTGGCACATATCATGGAAATTAAGGGCTGCTCGAAGAAGGAATCTAAGAATATCTACAGTGCTATCAATGCACTCTATGTAGAGCGTGTTAATCTAACGCCTCGTAAAGTGGTTCAGCTAGAAGGACTGCTATCAAGAGAGCTATTCAGTGAGATAGCCAAGTACGTTTTTTATCACTACGAATGGCCAGAGAGCCTAGACAGCGAGGTTGACCGTATCACTCTTGAATATCGGACGCAAGGGGAGCTGGGACGCAATAAAACGAGTGTTAAACGTGCACTGTATACAGCACTAGCTATGGGCTTGTAGCGGTTCGAATCCGCTATAAGTTATTACCAGTAAATAAGAAATTAGAATCGAGGAACCTTTTTTATTTTTGTTACCCTAGCCTTGTATAGCTGGTGGCAGGGCTAAATCGAATGTATGGGAGGTGATAGACTAATCCTTCTTTATTCTTGTATAAAAAAAGACCCAGACTAATGCCTAGGACTGTTCAAACGCTAATAATATTATTATACCATAAAGGAATCTAATTTATGAGAACAGTGGAACGACTGCAACGAATCAAAGCGCTTGATAGATATATTGACAGTCAGATAGAACAGATCAAACGACTGGAATCGCAAGCGCTAAAAGTAACGGCTAGTGCTATGCAGACTGATATGGTCCAAGGGGGCAAACGTAAGGGCAAGGATGATATCTATGTGGAGCTTATGACAGCTCGTGAAGAAGTAGAACGGTTTACTGCTGAAGCTATCAAGCAGAAACTAGAGTTTCGCCGTCAAATAGCAGAGGTGGGGGATATAGATGCTAGGTCCCTGCTGCAAATGGTTTATATAGACCAGCTGGATATCTGGCAGATATGTGACCGTATGGGCTTTAGTAAAGCTACCTACTATGTGAAGCTAAGACAAGCTGAGAAGTATTTGGACTAATCTGCATTAGTCTATACCAATCTATAGTGCATCATACTCTAGTCATGGTAGTATAGTATTATCGAATCAGAAGGACACAGTAGTGTTCTTCTTTTATTTTATCTGGAAGGAGGTATGCCAATGCCAATGGTCAGACGATGTAAGGCAGAGGGGTGCCGTGCCTTAGCAGAGAGACCAGCACACTACTGTACTACACACAAGGACATGGAAGCAGCATACACACAAGAGAGACAGAGATACTCACGGACAAGATACAACACACGAGTAAGGAACCGAGACGATGAGAGCAAGGAACGCTACGCATTCTATCGCTCGAAGACTTGGTCTTCTATTCGTAAGATAGCTTTGGAACGTGACAACTATCTGTGTCAGTACTGTCTTGCCTTGGGTGTGACCACACCAGACGCTCGTATAGGCGACCACGTAACACCCGTTGAAATAGCTCCAGAACTTAGAACTGAAATTTCAAACGTAGTAGCTACATGCAGAAGCTGTGATAACACCAAGAGGACTTTGGAACAAGAAATATATGGTACTGGTCAAAATAGAACAAAACAGAACACCGAGCTACGACTTTCCGTGGCAACGTGGGCAGATTTAATAGCCCGCAAAAAAGAGGACGTTGTTAAACCTCTCTAATAAGCCCATAGCACGATTTTATAATAAGGGTGGTGTAATAACCCTCGACCCGATTTAAAATTAACCCCGCCCCCCTTTCTCGTGCCAAGGAGAGCCGCCACAAGGTGTTTTCTCACGTCACGCGCCAATTTTCCAGAATTTTAATGGGTGTCATAATCAAAAATAGAAAGGAGGGTGCGATGTGGTCAAGAATCCATACTTCAAACAAAATTCGGGGCGTTTACCCACGGACCCTCCGAACTACTTAGGGACGGTGGCTAGAGAGACTTGGCGTAAAATCGTTCCGTTTTTAGAAGATACAGAAAAGGTCGAACGCATTGACACGTTCCTAGTGGAAACCTACTGTACTAACTACGAGATTTACAAGAGAGCCTATGAGGATGTCAAAGAAAACGGTATCCAAACCGAGATTAAAAAACTTATCCAAGCACAAGGTAGTGGCGAGATTCTAGGCGAACAGTCAATGGGATTTAGAAAAAACCCAGCTGTTGCGACGATGAAAGATGCCACTGAAACCCTTAATAAGATAGGTATTCAGCTAGGGTTGACCCCTAAAGGACGGGCGGAATTGGCAGAAATAGCCGGAAGCCAAGCGGATAATTCTTCGATGAAAGATAAAATGGCAGCATTCTTCAAATGAAGGAGGTGAAACATGCAAGAGATTGATTTAACTAAAACGAAAGATGTAATCGGTGCTTATAATAGCATCGATTTTTCTCGCGAGAAAAAAACTTATACTGATTATGGCACACAATACTGTTTTAACGTGCTAGATGGCAAGATTGTCGCTGGTTACAACATTCAATTAGCATGTTTCCGACATCTCCGAGACTTGCAACGACAAGGGGATGAAGATTTTCCTTATGTTTATTCGATTGAAGCGTTCAACCGTTTCTTGAAATTCTTGTCTCTAGTGCCTAACGTTGATGATCTCAGCCAAAAGTTAGAACCTATGGATTGGCAGTATTTTATCTTTGCCCAACTGTTCGCGTGGTTCGATTTAGACAATGTACCGAGATTTTCAAATATCATCATATCCATTGCCCGTTCGCAAGGGAAAACGATGATAGCTGGTATTTGCCTTAATTATTCTTATCTGATTGAGATTATCGGACAAAGTAACCAAGATTTTCTTGTTAGCTCGCTAAATTTCGACCAAACAATGAAATTGTTTACTTATGTCAAATCTATGATGGCTAGAATCATTGAGAACGAGCCGTTTAAGTCGTTAGCAGAGGAAACACAACTTCAATTATATTCACGAGAAATTAAGTCGCTTGTGGATGCCAATACCATCCATACTATCTCGTTTGAATCTGGTAAATTTGATGGTAAGCACTTTAAAACCGCCATTTCGGATGAAGTCGGTGAACTCAGAACGGATGAAGGTATTTCTAAAATCACATCCGGACAAGTTAATACCGAGGGTTCACGCTTTATTGAGATTTCAACATCTTACCAAACGCCCGATGTTCCATTTCATCAAGAGCAAAAGAAACTGATCGAGATAATGGAACGTGACTTTGACAGGTCTGGTGATGACCAGCTATGTCTAATCTGGTCGCAAGATAGTTTGGAAGAAGTCTTTAAACCAGAAACATGGTCGAAAAGTAACCCCTTGCTTAATCATCCAAAATTAAAAGATGGCTTGATGAAAGGGCTACTTTCCGAACGTGATAAGAAACTACTCATGGGTAAACTTGCTGATTTTCAAGTTAAGAACATGAATTGTTGGCTACTTGCTGATAGCAATAGCTTCCTTGATTTGACTGATATTGAGAATGCAGTCGTTGATGAATTTGACATCAAGGGCAAGCGTGTCTATGTAGGATTGGATGCGTCTATGTTCAGCGATAATACGGCTATTGGTTTCGTATACCCCTACGTTACTGAAGATGGTAGCCAGAAATGGCATGTCGAACAACACAGTTTCATTCCTTGGCAACAAGCGGGCTCGCTAGAAGCCAAAATGGAACAAGACGGTGTTAACTATCGAGATTTGGAAACCAAGGGTTTTTGTACGATTACAAGCCACCCACAAGGGCTAATCAACCCAGAGGAAGTGTACCGTTGGTTCTGTGAGTATGTGGAGGATAATCAGCTTGATGTAGTCTTCTTTGGCTATGATGCTATGATGGTTTCTAAAATTATCAAAGCCTTGGAATCTAACACGAGTTTCCCACTCATGCCTATTAGACAGCGTACAAGCGAACTTAAAGACCCCACGAAATTCCTTCAAACGCTATTTATCGAAGGCAATATCACTCGTTTGGATGATGAAATCATGCGTAAAGCCTTGATAAATGCGGTGATTAAAGAAGATAACATCGGTATTCAAGTGGACAAAATGAAATCAACCTATAAGATTGACGTTGTGGACGCTCTTATCGATGCGTTTTATGATGGCATGTATGCGTTCGAAGATTACGCTATTACTAACAATCCAACGTGGAAGGTGGAACACATGAGTCAAGAGGACGTTTTGAATTGGCTAAAAAACCCAGACAGTGGGCTATTAGAGGAGTATTGATACATGATTTTGAAGTTTTTTAAGGCAATTTGGGCCATTTTTGACATTCTTATGTTCATTTTAGCTGCGATTTCGCTTAATTTAACCACTTATAACCTCGGATATGTATGGTTTGGTGTCAGTATGACCATTACATTCGTATTAGCAGGGTTGATTAGTGAATTAGCTAGCAAGAAAGGCTAGAAAGGAGGTGATAATAATTGCCGATATTTAATTTAGCAACCGAAAGCCCACCGAGCAATCAAGGGGGCTTTTTTGATATTGCTGATCCAGAGTTTTTAGCCACTTTAAACGGTAGTGAGTGGGTTTCAGCCGAAACTGCTCTTAAAAACTCGGACCTATTCTCTATTATCAGTCAGCTATCTAATGACCTTGCGACTGCCAAGCTAACGACTAGTCGAAAGCAAATGCAAGGTATCGTAGATAACCCATCGAACAACGCTAATCGCTTTAACTTTTACCAGTCCATCTTCGCTCAAATGCTTTTGGGTGGTGAAGCCTTTGCGTATCGGTGGCGTAATGACAACGGACGTGATATGAAGTGGGAGTATTTAAGGCCGTCTCAAGTCTCTTTCAACCGATTGGACAACCAGAATGGTCTCTATTACAACATCACATTCGATGACCCACGCATACCACCAAAACAGCACGTTCCGCAAAGCGATGTCTTACACTTCAGACTGCTTTCTGTAGATGGCGGGCTAACAAGCGTAAGCCCGTTGATGGCTCTAGGTAGAGAGTTGAATATTCAAAAGGCTAGTGATAGGCTGACGCTCAATTCCCTTAAGAACGCCCTAAATGCTAATGGTATTTTGAAAATCAAGGGTGGCGGTTTGCTCGATTTCAAAACTAAGGTTTCACGTTCACGACAAGCAATGAAGCAAATGCAAGGCGGTCCGTTGGTACTGGATGATTTAGAGGATTTCACACCTCTTGAGATCAAATCCAACGTGGCCCAACTACTTAAGCAAGCTGACTGGACGACCGGACAATTTGCAAAAGTCTACGGTATCCCAGAAAACGTAGTCGGTGGGCAAGGTGACCAACAATCATCACTAGAAATGAGCTCAAATGTCTATTCTAAAGCAGTAGCACGCTACTTAAGACCATTTCTTAGTGAATTATCTCAGAAACTTTCATGCGATGTGGATGCAGATATATTCCCAGCGGTTGATCCGACTGGTGCTAACTATATCAGCCGTGTCAATAGCATGGTTAAGACTGGTACACTCGCACAAAATCAAGGCTTGTATATTTTGCAACAAGCGGAGATTTTGCCTAAAGAGTTGCCGAAAGGTGAAAATCCTAACCATACCACATTGAAAGGAGGTGAGACAAATGGGCAAGATTGATATTAAAGGCGATATTGTAAGCGATGACACTGGTTCGTTCTATGAATGGTTTGGAATGTCTAGCACTTATCCTAAATTGGTGCAACAAGCAATTGATAACGACCAAGACGAAGAAATTACGCTTAATATTGCTTCTAATGGTGGTGATGTGTTTGCTGCAAGTGAAATCTATACAATACTTAAAGCTAGTGGCAAGCGTATTGTGGTCAATGTGCAGGGGCTTGCGGCTAGTGCTGCGAGTGTCATTTCTATGGCAGGCGATACCGTGCGTATCAGCCCGACGGCACATATCATGATTCATAAGGCATCCACTGGAATCGTTGGTAATAGCGACGACCTAGAGCATCAATCAGCGGTGCTTAATAGCATTGATGAATCCATTGCTTTGGCTTATGAAATGAAGACTGGACTTAAACAACCAGAATTACTTGATCTCATGGCAAAAGAGACATGGCTTAATGCTAAAACTGCCGTTGATAAAGGCTTTGCGGATGAAATCATGTTCTTCGACAACGACGAAGAAGAAATCATGGTTACTAATGCCGTGCATCAACTACCAAGCAAATCAGCAATCGCTAAATTTAAGAATATGATTGCGACACCTAAGACCAATACTTTGCGTGAGCAGAAATTGGCTATTTTACTTGAAAAATGAAAGGAAGATGATTGATGAAAACATCAAACGAATTGCATGACCTTTGGGTTGCTCAAGGCGACAAGGTCGAAAATCTTAATGAAAAACTTAACGTAGCTATGCTTGATGATTCAGTTACCGTTGAAGAATTGCAAGCGATCAAAAACGAACGTGACACTGCGAAAACGAAGCGTGACATGTTCAAAGAGCAATACACTGAAGCTCGTGCTAGCGAAGTAGCGAATATGTCAGAGGAAGACAAGAAACCTTTGACCGAAAGCGAAGAAGAAGTTAAAGCTAACTTTGTCAAGGACTTCAAGAACCTCGTTCGTGGTCGCTACCAAAACTCGCTTGATTCTAAAACAGATGGAACTGGTGCCGATGCTGGATTGACTATCCCACAAGACATCCGTACAGCTATCAATACTTTGGTTCGTCAATACGATTCGTTGCAAGAATACGTTAACGTTGAAAACGTAACTACTCTTACTGGTTCTCGTGTGTATGAAAAATGGGCTGAAATCACTGGCCTTTCTATGATTGATGATGAAGCTGGACAAATCGGTGCTAATGATGACCCTAAATTGTCTCTTATCCGCTACACTATCAAACGCTATGCTGGCATTTCAACGGTAACAAACAGCTTGCTTGCTGATTCTGCTGAAAACATCCTTGCTTGGTTGTCTGGTTGGATTTCCAAGAAAGTTGTTGTTACTCGTAACAAAGCTATCTTGGATGTGATTGCAACACTCCCAACTAAACCAACATTGGCCAAATGGGATGATATCATTGATCTTGAAGCTAAAGTTGACCCAGCAATCAAACAAACGTCATTCTTCTTGACAAACACTTCAGGTTTCACTGTCCTTAAGAAAGTCAAGAATGCAATGGGTGACTACCTCATGGAACGTGATGTGAAATCACCTACTGGTTACTCAATCGATGGTTTCGCAGTTAAAGAAGTGTCTGACCGCTGGCTTGCTAATGCAGCTGGAGCTATGCCATTGTATTTCGGTGACTTGAAACAAGCAGTAACACTCTTTGACCGTCAACACTTGTCACTACTTTCAACTAACATCGGTGGTGGTGCGTTTGAAACTGACACTACTAAAGTACGTGTGATTGACCGTTTCGACGTTGTTAAAACTGATGAAGAAGCGTTTGTGCCAGCGTCATTCAAAGCAATCGCTGACCAAAAAGCTAATCTTACTGCCGGAGCTTAATTTAGGAGGTAAGCAATGAGTGTATCTAAGGAAACTATCATGCAGACCCTCAATCTGGATGAGACAGACGACACCGCACTCATTCCAGCTTATATTGAATCTGCTCAACGGTACATCATCAATGCCGTGGGAAGCGATAAGAAATTCTATGACCTTGAAAGTGTGGAAGCATTATATGACACGGCTGTAATAGCCCTCACAAGCTCATATTTCACCTACAGAGTGGCTCTAACAGACACGGTGACTTATCCTGTCAATCTCACTTTAAATAGCATAATCGGGCAATTGAGGGGTTTATATGCAACGTACAGCGAAGAAAGAGGTGACTAATGCCTAAAGTTAGATATTTACCCTCAGACTTTCGTTTCAAGGCTGATTTTGGTACATACCAAAGCACCCCTAATAAGTTTACGGGTGTTAGTGTGCCGAAATTCGTCAAACAGTTTACGTTGCACTACAAGCCTCATACTCGCACACTCAATCAAGAGTATTTAGCCCAGCAAAATGGTGAAAGCGATACACGAGTGATTATTATTCGCCATAATGCCAAAGTGATTGAAGGTCAAGTCGCTGTTTTAAATGGCACTCAGTATGATATTGTGCGCGTGAGTCCAAACGAAAACTTTGGGCTTAATCGCTACGACTTTCTGACTTTGAGAAAGCATAAGAAAGTTGGGTGATAGCTATGGTAGGGCTTGACGAAGCACTAGAGGGCTGGCTTGAAACGGTAGCCAGTATTGGCGATATCACACCAGCGGAACAAGCGAAAATCACTACTGCTGGTGCGAAAGTGTTTCAAAAGGAACTGGAAGAAGTTACTAGGCAGAAACACTACTCAAACAAAAAAGATTTGAAGTATGGGCACATGGCTGACGGTTTATCTATCCAATCCACTAATGCGGACGGGAGAAAGAACGGTGTGGCAACCGTAGGCTGGAAGAATAATTACCACGCTCAAAATGCCAGACGATTAAATGACGGCACTAAGAAATATCGTGCTGATCATTTTGTTACCAATGTCCAAAACGATAGCAGTGTTCAAAAGAAAGTGCTATTGGCAGAAAAAGCGGAATATGAAAAATTCATCCGTAGAAAAGGAGGACAGTGATTAAGTGTTAGCAACCGTAAAACTAAAAGAGTTGATTGACGGCAAAGAATTTGGTGAAATAAGCGAAGTATATGCAAACAACTTGCCGAAAGAACTCGAAGAAAATACCGATAAGACAATCGTTTTGCTCACTGAAAGCAATCCATCCCTTGACTTAAGCGGAAACAATACCTTTTTCAGTAAAACAGATAGAGTAGAAGTCCAGATTTTCTACAAGGCTGATATCGACTTTGATATTGAAACCTTCGAAATGGGACTATTGAAGTTCTTAAAATCGGAACACTACTCAATTACAGATATGAGAGAACATAGTATAGACCCCGATACATTACAGATTACGGCGGTCTTTTTTGTTGCTCTCGATAAGCTAATTTAACAAAGGAGAAAATACTATATGGCAATTGTAGGTTTGAAAATGGTCCGCCTTGCATTGGTTGACCCTAAAACCCAAAAACTTATTAAAGGCAATGATGGTCTTTCAGCAGAAGGCGTTATCGAAATCGACTCTAAAATGCTTGGTACTCGTACCGCTAACATCTCAAACTTGGAAGGTCAAGCAACTAAGGTTCCAGGAAACAACTCAGTGCAAGATGTAATGATTGCGCCAGGCTCACCAACTGTAGCTTTCGACTTCAACAACCTTGACTTCGATATTAAACAGAAATTACTTGGTTTCAAACCAGACGGCAAGGGTGGTTATGCAAAAGATGATGATAAACCACACGTAGCGGTATTGATTGAATCTGAAACACTTGACCGCAAAAACTCGGTATTCTTTGGTTTTGCTAATGGCATCATGCAGGAATCAACTCAAAACATCGGAACAGATACCGACACCACCCAAACCCGTCAAAATGATAACATGACATTCAGCGCCTTGTCTGCAATCTCATTTAATGGCGAGCCATTCAAGAAATACTTCTCTGGTTCATCAACTTTCGATAAAACTAATATGTACAAAGAAGTATTTGGTGGATATGCACTTACAGGGGCTGGCGTGTCCCCTCAATAATTTGCAAGAGGTCGGGCTCATGGCCTGACCTCTATTTTTGTTAAAAAGGAGTAAAGATAAATGGAAATCAGAACTATTCAAATCCCAGAAATTAGCAAAAAAGCCTTCAAGGTGACTACAAGCAACCGCAATGTCTTGCGCATGCACGAGTACCAACTTGCTGTGCTTAAAATCAGCGACACTGTCGAAGAAGGTGATACACAAGAGCAAGCACAAGCAAGCTTTACAATTCTCAAAGAAATGCTTAGCTTTATCCGTGCCATTCTTGATTTGGACGATGAAGCTTACGACAAATTGCTTGATTTGGACAATGAGCGTACACAAGAGATTGCCGAAAAGTTGGTAGGCTACATGTACGGGTTGACGGACGAACAACTTGAAAACGCCGCTGGTGAAGCGGGCCCAAAAGATTAAAATCTAAAGGCGAACAGATTTTTGATTTAGAAAATCGCATTGAAGATTTAAAAATCATTGCTAAGAAATCAATCCAAGGTTTTGGGTGGACACTAGATCAGTATTATGACACTGACTATTACGAGCTGATGAAGATCTTAAATGCCAAAGAGGAAGAAGATAGAATGGTTGACCCAACATCTTTACTCTAATTTTTAAGGAAAGGAGGAAAATAATACATGGCAAAAGTACAAGCTACCATGTCCACGGAAATCGCCTTAGATACGCTACAGGCTGCCAATTCGATTAAGCGATTAACTCAGTTGGTTAATAGCTCTACGAACGCATGGAAGGCACAAGAAAGCCAAATGCGTAGTGCTGGTGACTATCTAGGAGCAGCACAAGCTAAGTACGATGGTTTGGGTAACGCTATTCAAAACCAACAACATAAGATTGAGAAACTGAAACAAGAACAGTCTCAACTTAAAGGAAGTACCGCTGAAACCGCTGAACAGTACCTTAAGTACCAACAACAGATTGACCAAGCTACTACACGCTTGGCATCCTTGGAGAATCAACAGCGTCAAGCTAAAAATAGTTTGGAATATCAAAAGTCTGGACTTGCTGAACTGCAAAAAGAGTACAAAGCCCAAAATGAAGCCTCAGATACTTATATCAAGCGTCTGAAGGCAGAAGGCAAAGAAGATGAAGCAAGGCAAGAACAGCTTAAGCAATACAAGGGCTCTATTACTAATTTAAATAAGCAGTATGAGACCCAGAAAGAAATGCTTGAGCGTGTCGCTAAACAGTCCGGAAGAACAAGCGGTGAATATCGCAAACAAAAGCAACGTTTGGATGAAACTGCCACAAGTCTTGCACATACTCGCAATGCTACCGATAAGTTGAATGGTGAGATTGAACACAGTCAACGGTCTAGTTCACTTATCGGACGCTTGAAAGATAGTTTTAAACGTTTGGGGAGTGAAGTTAGTGAGACTGAAACAAAAACCTCACGTTTAAAAGGTATCTTTGGGGCTACGTTTGCAGCTAATCTTATCAGCAACGGTTTCCAAAATGCATTGGGAGCTATCAAGGGTAAATTTGACGAAATCTCACAATCAAGTGCCGAATACGTTAAGTACCAACAAACCATGAACGCCACTTGGTTAACCTTAACAGGTAATGCTGAAGAAGGTAAAAAAATGGTCGATATGACCAACCAAATGGCACAAGCAGCGGCTAACTCAACCGAAATGGTTGATGGTATGAACCAAAAATTCTATGCTGTTACCCACAACACCGAGTTGACTAAGCAACAGACACAAGCCATCTTGACCTTGCAGGATGCGTTTGGTCAGACCGATGCAGCTGTTGAGAATTTCGCTACTCAGTGGGCTCAAATGATCGCCAATGGTAAGGTTCAAGGGCAAGACATGATGTCTATCATCAATGTTTTTCCAGAAATGAAGAATCAGTTGAAAGAAGTTGCTGGGCAAGAGTTGGGCATTGCTAACATGACTCAAGAGCAATATGCCAAGTTGCAAAGCGATGGTAAGATTACCGCTGAAATGGCACAGAAAGCCTTGTTTGAGTTGCAAGACAAGTACAAGGATGCGACGGCTAACTTCTCAACGACTATTGGTGGTCTTGAAAGAACAATCCAGTCTCGTATGCCAGCGGTGGTTGCGGCGTTTCGTGACCCAATCGACAAAATGAAAAACCCATTCTTACAACAGATTGGTAATTGGGTTGCTGATCCTAACACTGAAGGCAAGTTCAAGGAATTAGGCGAACACGTTTCCAAAGGACTGGGCACTATCATGGATGCCTTCTCTAAGGTGTTTAACCTCGGAAATGGTACAGATAAGCTTAATGGCTTAATGGATGGTCTCAATAAGTTTGTCGATAATCTGAGCAAAAGTATTGCTAACAACGCCCCTAAAATTGTAGCTTTCTTTAAAGAAACAAAAGATAGTCTGGGGTCGGTATTAAGCATTGGTAAAGACTTTGCCGGTGGTGTTTGGGAAACCGCAGTGGGCATGATTAAAGGTGTTGCTGGGGCTCTTAACCTCATGGCTGGTAACGGCAAAAAAGCTAAAACCCCAGTCACATCGTTATCCAAGGCTTTAGGTGGCATTGCCGAACACAAGACGGCTATTAAAACAGTCGGTTCTTTGTTTGCTGCTTACTTTGTAGGCTCTAAAGTAGCTTCAGGAGTGATGAAAGTTGCAAAAGCTATTAAAGTAATGAAAGAATCCACGATAGCTATGACTGCTGCTCAAAAAGTTGCGACGGGAGTACAATGGGCATTGAACACAGCAATGGCTTCTAATCCTATCGGCTTGATTGTGGTAGCGGTGGCCGCTGCGGTAACTGCCTTGGTATTGCTTTATAAGCATAACAAGAAATTCAAAGCCTTTGTGGACGGCATGTTTAATGCTGCTAAAAAGGCTTTCGGTAAAATCTTCAAAGTCACTAAACAAATCTTTGGTAAGATCATTGATTTCTTTAAAAAGGACTGGAAACAAGTCCTTTTATTTATTGCCAATCCTATTGCTGGAGCTTTTGCTTTAATTTACAAGCATAATAAGAAATTCAAGAAATTTGTCGATAGCACAGTGGACCATGTCAAAGACATGGCAAAAGGCGTTGCGAAACACATGACTAATCTTAAAAAAGACTGGTCTGATAAGTGGGACAACGTTAAGAAATTCGCTTCTAAAACGTGGGAAGGCATCAAGGGTAATGCTACGGAAGCCATGACCGCCCTCGGTAAGGATATTGACAAACATCACAAAGGTATCAATAAGAATTGGTTTGACGGTTGGGAAAACTCTAAGAAATTCCTATCTAAAAAATGGGATGAGATTGGAGCGTTAACACAAGAAAAATTTGGCGTTAACATCACCAAACTGATTACCGATGCATTAACCAACATTGCTAACTTTTTCAAAAACACGTGGGATAACGTGAAAAAAGGCTTTGGCGAAATGTGGGACGGTATGAAACGTCTTGCTGGCGATGGTATCAACGCTGTCATCGCACTGCCAAACGCTGGTATCGACGGTATCAACAAACTTATTTCTGATTTTGGCGGTAGCAAAGAGGCTATTTCTAAAATTCCTAAAGTTAAGTTTGCCGGTGGTACTGGTATGTTTAGCTCGTACCGAAACCCAATCACTAAGCCTACACTAGCTACGCTTAATGACGGCTACGATAGTCCGGAAACCAACAACCAAGAAATGGTAATCTTGCCTAATGGTAAGTCATTTCTCCCACAAGGTCGAAACGTTGAATACCTCTTGCCTGCTGGTTCGGAAGTTATCAATGCCAGTGAATTGGCAATGCTTATGGGTGTCGAACGTGGTGCCTTCGCAAAAGGTACTGGTTTCTGGTCTAAAATCTGGGATACTGCTACAAATGTAGCTGGTTCGGTTTGGGATACCATGAAGAATGGTGTCGACAAATTTATGAAAATGATTGAATTTGTCGGTGATGTTGTTAAAGACCCGGTTGGATCATTGGCTAAGAAATTCAGCCCTAATGCTGATAAATTGGCTGGTATGTTTAACCCACTTGGTAATGCACTATATAAGAAACCAGTCGAAGAAGCTAAAAACTGGTGGAAAGAACTTTGGTCTATGGCTAACGCTTCAATGGATGAAGGCACGGTAGCTATGGGCGCCAAAGGTGATGACTACCGATTTAAAAACAAGGCTAAAGATGCTGGTGCTGACCCGTGGGGCTACTTCTATCGTGAATGTGTATCATTCGTTGCCAGCCGTTTGGCAAACCTTGGCGTTAAACCTAGCTTGTTTAGTCACCTTGGTAATGGTAATCAATGGGTATCTGCCAGTGTTCCACACTTAAGCAGACCTAAACCAGGAACGGTAGCGGTCTATACTGGTGGTCCAGTATCAAGCAACCACGTTGACTTTGTAACGGCGGTACACGGCGATACTTACGATGGTGAAGAATACAACTATGGTGGTAATGGTCAGTATCACCAATACGCTGGCCGTCACATTTCTAACGCTGCTACGTTCCTTGACTTTGGTGTACGTGATAGTGGTGGCGGTGGCGAAGACGATAGCAAACCGCTTAAAGACCGCAATAGTCCACTTCAAACTTTGATTAAACGTCAAGTTGGTGGCATGTTCGAATGGATTAAGAAAACCCTTGGTCCGTTGCTCAGCCCTCCGGGCGGTGGTGAAGATGGGCCACAAGGTACAGGCGTTTCCCGTTGGCGTGAATCGGTTGTTAGAGCGTTGAAGGCTAATGGTATTGAACCAAATGACTTCCGTGTTTCTAAAATCTTGGCAACAATCCAGCGTGAATCGGGTGGCAACCCTAATGTTCAAAATAACTGGGATAGCAACGCCAGAGCTGGTACGCCGTCAATTGGTTTGATGCAAACTATCGGACCAACATTTAATGCATACAAGCATCCCGGTCACGATAATATCCGTAACGGATATGATAACTTGCTTGCTGCAATTAACTACATCAAGCATCGTTATGGGACAACAGACGCCGCCTTTAATCGTGTCGCAGCTTACGGCTACGCCAACGGCGGTCTAGTCCACAAGAATGGCGTTTATGAGTTAGCTGAAGGTGATATGCCAGAGTACGTCATTCCAACAGATATCGCCAAACGTGGCAGAGCGTGGCAATTGCTAACTGAAGCAGTCGCACGTTTTGCTGGGGATGCCCCACAAGGCAATCACGACAGCACACAAGATCATGGACGTGTTTCTGTTCTTGAAGAAAAACTGGATGTCATGATTGGTTTGCTAGGTCAATTGGTAACTAACGGTTCTAACCCAATTGAAATCAGAAATGTCATTGATGGTAGAAGCGTGTCAAATGGGTTGGCGCCCTTTATGACAAAAGCAACAAACGATTACAAACGCAGACAAGAGTTGCTAGGAGGTAGAATTATTTGATAGGAATGTCAGTCATTTTTGACGGTAAAAACTTAACTGAATTATTCAACGAAGGTCAAGGGCGTGCCGTTCCAGTAGATGTCGCCAAAAACGTGGCATCAAATTTCAACAACAACTATCAAGACCAAGGGCGTAGGCGTTATGGTCAGCAATTCCTATATAGCACCTTGTCCGTCAAGCAGATTCAAGTCTTATTTACGCTTGTTGGTAATTACGACTACTTCAATACCATCGCTGAAACGCTTGGTGGCTATCTGAATGTAGATAAACCGAAACCATTGATTTTCGGAGATGAACCTAATAAGGTTTGGGAAGCTATCCCAGTCGGTCAAGCGTCGCTTGCAGTCGATAAGAACACCTCACCGATTACCGCAACGGTAACGGTCACATTTGATGTTCCTAAAAGCTACGCTGAGAACAAGGCACAAGCCTTGGTAAATAGTGACGGTGAAACAAAATACGGAAGTATCAAGAAAGTTTCGACTGGACATTACAAGGCTACTTTGAAAAATTTTGGTACGGCTGAAACCTATCCAGATATTAAGCTGAAGTTTAACTCAGAAAATAGCTGGGTTGGGATTGTGAAAAGTTCAAGTGAAAGTTATGAGATTGGCAATCCTAACGAAGCTGACATGCAAGATGTCAAAAAGTCTGAAATATTATTCGACTATGTTTCTAATAACTGGATAACCAATGGTTTTGCAGTCGGAGTTAAAAACCAAGGACGGTTTAATGACACGCTACAAGATCTAAACGGCACTCTTGGAATAGATAACGCTTGGGGTAGACCGCATATCGCCTTAACCAACCGTGGTAGTGGTTCTAATCTCTTGCGCGGTAGTTCGATTACATGGGATATTCCAGCTGATAGCAACGGACAAAAAGGCTCGCTTTATGAATATTTCTGGTGGAGACAGATTTTTTGGTTAGGCGCTTCTAGTGAGTATGGATACATCAAAATTTCAGTAACGGATGCAAATGGAGCGTTTTTGTATGGTGTGGAAACCCTCAAGCATGTCAACGGTCTAGGGTGTGAGTATCGCTTCTTAGCCAGCGACGGTAACGGCAGTTATCGCACATTAGACCGCAAGCAATTTTGGGGAACTCATGTCATGACTCAAAACCCATTTAACGAGCCACAGGGTTGGTCCGATGTCCAGCGTTTTGATGATGTATTGCAATTCTATTGGCAGGGTTCTTATCCAAGATTTACCGTACCGGAAATCAAAGGTAAGAAGTCGGCTAGAATTAATGTCGGTTTCTTCGGCATCGGAGATACTACAGTCGTTAGGCACATGTATCTTGATAGTTTTGTTTATCGAAAAGACTACATCAACAAAGAAGAAGATATCCCTAACCGTTTCCGTAAGGGGTCTATCCTTGAAATCGACATGGCTAAAGGCAAGACCCTAGTCGATAACTTGCCAGCATCTAACGAGCTAACTTACTTGTCTGAGCCGTTCAGCATTGGTACTGGTGAAACTGAAATCGACATCTACACGTCTAGTTGGACAAGAACTGACCCAACTATTGAAATTTCTTGGAAGGAGCGTTTTGTTTAATGCAAATTTGGATTCATGATAAGAATATGCGCAAGGTGTGCGCGTTGAATAACAACGTTCCCGGCATGTTGCCATATTCAAACAGTCAATGGCACACTTATCTTGAATACTCAACTAGTACGTTTGATTTCACGATACCTAAAATTGTGAACGGGAAGTTGCACGAGGATATTAAATATATCAAGGATGATATGTTCGTGTCATTTTACTATGATAATTCCTATCACGTTTTCTATGTGTCTCAATTGGTTGAGAATGATATTAGCTTCCAAGTGACTTGTAACAATACCAATCTTGAGTTAGCACAAGAACAATCCGTTGCATTGAAAAGCGATACTGCTCAAAGTGTAGCGTGGTACTTACAACATCTTGATATTTTGGGATTCACCAACCTTGAAATCGGTGTTAATGAAATTTCCGACAAAACAAGGAAACTTGAATTTGAGCCACAAGAGACGAAACTTGCACAATTGCATAGTCTAATGTCTAAATTCGATGCTGAATTTTCATTCCGAACCGAACTGAATAGAGACGGTACAGTCAAGCATTTTATTATCGACATTTTTCAACAGCCGGATGATAATCATCATGGAATTGGTAAAAATCGTGGTGATGTGGTGCTACATTATCAGAATGAGCTTAAAGGTGTTCAAGTCGCTAGTGATAAGACCCAACTGTTCAATGCTGGTATATTCACTGGTGCGGATGGTATCAATCTTGAGAGTGTCGAGTTTGAGGAAAAGAATGAGTTAGGACAAGTAGAGTTTTACTCACGAAAAGGTAGTAGTTATGTGTTTGCTCCCCTATCTAGGGAACGCTACCCATCAACGATGAATCCGAACAACGCTGATAATTGGACACGTAAGGATTTCCAAACTGAATACAAGGATGTAAACTCACTAAAAGGCTATGCATTACGTACCATTAAACAATACGCTTACCCATTATTAACTTACACCGTTGATGTTCAGTCCAGTTTTATGGACAAATACAAAGATGTTAATCTTGGCGATACTGTTAAAATTATCAATAATAATTTTAGAGGTGGTTTAGCTCTTGAAGCTCGTGTATCTGAGATGGTAATCAGCTTTGATATGCCGTTGAATAACTCAGTGGTGTTTACTAATTTTAAAAGGTTGGTAAACAAACCATCTGACAATTTACAACAACGCATTGATGAAATTGCAGCAAGATCCTTGCCATACCGTGTCGAAATCACAACTACAAACGGAACGGCATTTAAAAACGGTGTTGGTCGCTCGACTGTTAGACCAGTTTTGAAGCAAGGCGATAAAATCGTTAACGCTACATGGCGTTTCGTAATTGACGGTACCATTAAATACGTGGGTATGACCTATGACATGGTAGCGTCAGAGATTACCCAACCGACCGCATTGACGGTTTCGGCGTGGGTAGATAACAAAGAAGTAGCTTCAGAAGAAGTTACTTTTTTAAATGTCTCAGACGGCAGAAATGGCACCAAAGGCGATACCGGTCCTAAAGGTGACAAGGGCGAACGTGGTGACAGAGGTCTCATGGGCTTGCAAGGTCCGAAAGGTGACCAAGGTATTCCCGGTGTTAAGGGTGCTGATGGTAAAACACAGTACACCCACATTGCTTACGCTGACACGGTCTCCGGTAGCGGTTTTAGCCAGACCGATACTGATAAGGCTTTCATCGGTATGTACCAAGATTTCAATACTACGCATAGTCGTAATCCACAAGACTATCGCTGGTCTAAGTGGAAGGGTAGCGATGGACGGGATGGTATCCCGGGTAAAGCTGGAGCGGACGGACGAACACCTTACGTCCACTTTGCCTATGCCGATAGTGCCGATGGACGAACCGGTTTCAGTCTTACACAAAACGGCACTAAGCGGTATCTGGGTATATGCACTAATTTCGATAAAGTAAATAGCACTAACCCAGCTGATTACTCATGGAATGATACGGCTGGCAGTGTGTCAGTAGGTGGTGAGAATCTCATTCGCAACTCGGCGTTTCCAGAAAATCTGGATAATTGGGGCTATTGGGAGGCGCCACAGCCTAACTCTAATCTTTCTGTGTCTAGTCACTCGTTTTATTACAATGGTGCTAGACCGCTATTCTTGCTAAAAACACCATCATCATTGGTGCCAGCGTCTACACTACGTTTCCCTGTCAAACGAAATACTGATTATTCGTTCAATATTCAGTCGTTTGCAAGCTGGAATATCAAAGGCGTTGACATTTATTTCTTGGGTCGAAAATCGAACGAAACCAACAAAACGTTCACTAAAGTAGTCAATTTTAAATCCCATAACGGCTCACCATCTGCCGATAGGGTGATTAAATGGCACTTGACATTCAATTCTGGTGAATGTGATGAAGGTTTTATTCGCATCGACAACAAAGGCACAAGTAACGGCAGTGAGTCGTTGTTGTTCTTCACCGAGTTGGATTGCTACGAGGGGACCACTGACCGAGCGTGGCAATCGTCACCAAAAGATTTAGCTAGCCAATTAGATAGCAAGGCTGACAGCGCATTGACACAAGCTCAACTCAATAAGCTCAACGAGATTAATTTAGTGGTACAAGCCGAGATCAAAGCTAAAGCCTCTCTTGACACACTTAATCAGTGGGTGAAGGCTTACCAAGATTTCGTTAATGCAAACAACGCCAATCGTGCACAAGCCGAAAAGAGCTTGGCGGATGCTAGTGCCCGTGTAGCAAAATTAGAAAATAATCTGAATGATATGTCAGAACGATGGAATTTTATTGACAGCTACATGACTTCATCAAACGAAGGGTTTGTTATCGGTAAAACCGATAATTCTAGCTCTATGCTGTTCAGCCCAAGTGGTCGCATTTCAATGTTCTCAGCTGGTAATGAGGTGATGTACATCTCGCAAGGTGTGATCCACATTGAAAACGGTATCTTCTCAAAAACCATCCAGATTGGACGATACCGAGAGGAACAAGATTTCATCAATCCTGATAGGAATGTTATTAGATACGTGGGAGGTAGTTAATCATGGTAGAATTTTGGTCGAATAACGACCGTGGATATCGCATTAGATTGTGGATTGACCAAGTTAGTCAGAATATCCAAAACAACACAAGTGATGTTCGTATTCGATTGGCATTGCTTAACCAAGGTTGGACGTTTGCAAGCTATCAATGTTCTGGTTACGTCGATGGTTTCGGTCAACGAATTGACTACTCTGGTAGTCCAGCGGTGCTTAACCGAAATTCAGAAATACAGTTGATTGACCGCACAATTACTGTAAGGCATGCTGACGATGGGTCTGGCGTCTTTGGTGTACACGCTCACTTCAATGGTTCGGGCGGATACAGCCCTGGAAACCTAGACATTGGTAATCAAGGCATAACACTGACAACTATTCCAAGAGGGAGTTCGGTGAGCGTCCCAGAGGGATTCATTGGCAATCAAGTAGATATCACTATTGATAGGAAAATAGCTGGTGCCACGCATACACTACGCTACGCTTGGGGCAATAAGCAAGGTAAAATTGCTGACAACGTTAGGACATCGTTCAAGTGGACAATCCCAGCGGATTTTGCTAACGACATTCCAAACGCTGCATCTGGTCAAGGCACTATATACGTCGATACTTATGTTGACGGCAAATTGATTCAAACACAGTCAACGACACTAACAGCAAGCGTTGTTACAAACAACCTAAAACCGTCGTTTACTGGATTTACTTTAATGGACGCAAATGCAACGACTCAAAGGATAATTCCAGAGCCAACACATTTCGTGTCCATAATGTCGCTTGTGAAAGCCACCTTCAACGGAGCGCAAGCAAAAAACGGAGCTACAATAGCTGGGTACTACGCTGAAATCGTTGGGGCCAGCAATTCCATTTCAACGAATGGTGGGGTATTCCGTGAGGTCGCTGTAAACAAAGACACTCAAATGACCTTGAGAGGGAGAGTTCAAGACTCTCGTGGGATTTGGTCTGATTGGAAAGAGGTTAAAATAACATTCCTATTCTATTTCAGCCCAACGCTGAAATTTGAGGTTACCAGAAGCGGCTCAAAGTCGGACACACTAACCATTAAGAGATTTGCTAAGATAGCACCTCTTAGTGTTAATGGTGTTCAAAAAAATACCATGAAGCTGACTTTTACAACAACCAAAGTTGGAACAAGCAATGTTGTTTCGGATAATGGGCAAGCTGGTGGCGAATGGTCAAGTATTTCTGAATTTAAGGCATCTAACGCAAATTTGGGCAAGGAATACCCCGCAGATACTTCATTCATAGTCGCAGGAAAACTAGAGGACAGATTTTCAGACTCAAAATTTCAAGATACAGTAACGACCGATAAAATTATTATGTCCTATGACCAACAAGGCGTTGGTATTGGTAAGTATCGTGAAAATGGAGCACTTGATGTCGATGGATTGATTTATTCAGGCTCAAAACTAATCCAACACCACAAGCTTACAGAACCGAACGGTGCAGCGATTGATAACAAGGTAGATAACCTAAACGACTATAGAACCACTGGTTTTTATTCGATTTTAGGGAATTACAAAAATCATCCCGCATCGGGTGAGGGTGCGTATTTGGAAGTCGTGGAAAGTATTTCTGGATACCACCAAACTTTAACCACTATTAGCGGTCGTATGTTTAAACGAACAGTCACTAGCAATTCTAACGGCTCATGGATTGAGTACACACCCAAACCAGAGAAACAAGAACCGGCGATGGTTAAACAAGAGGTTGATATCGGTTGGGGCGTTAAAATGTCACTTGCTCGAAAAGGGTCGGTAGTAACCGCCAGTCTTATTCGTTCAGACTATGCCGTAGGTGTATACGAAAACGGGAAGATGGTAACCAATTCCATTCCAAGCGGTTTTAGACCAGCTATTCCAGTGCATTTAGTTGCAAACAAAAACGTTGGTACTAACCATACTGGAGTAGCAGTCTGGCACTTATCACCAGACGGCAGCATTAACTTAACCAACCAATCACAAGTTCGTGCTATCTACACCGGCACAGTCACATATCTAACAGAGGATAATTAAGAAAGGAAAAAAATAATATGTCACTTAAAATTACAAAACAACGTACAATCAATGCAGAATTTAATATCGAAGAAGAAGGAGCTACAATCCTTGTCAAGCAAACATTTATCAGTATAGATTCCAATGCGGTTTCTACGGTTCAAGAAAATCTGCTTAATGCAGAACTTTACGCTAAACATCGTCAAGAAATGCGTACAGACGAACGTGCATTGCGTGATTTGCGTTACAAAATTGAAGATGAAGTTTTGGCAGATACTACACAGGCTTAATGCGTAAACAAAATGGGGGTAAAAAATAAAAGATGAATATTTCTGATTTGATTGACCACCTTGCCCCTACCATCGGAGTGATAGCAACGGGCTGGTTTGGTATGAAAGCTAGCAAGTCCGCTAATTTAAACAAATCACAATTCGGAGATTTAAAAGGCGATTTAAACAATATCCACGATTCAGTTGAAGCTATTCAACAAATCGGTGAATCAAACAGTGGAAAAATCAACGAATTAAATGACAAGCTGGTAGTGCATGATGAAGCTCACCTTGTTACCATGTACCTAAGGTTAGAGCGTGATATCAACAAAGAGTTAGAACGTGGGTATACCACCGTGCATAATTCGGATGTGATTCACAAAATGCACTCCAGCTATAAAAAGCTAGGTGGCAATGGGTACATTGATGCCCTTTACAAAAAATACATTAATTTAGAAGTGAGGAATTAAACATGAAAATTAACTGGTCTATTCGTTTTAAAAACCGTGCATTCGTAACACGCTTTGCACTTGCCTTGGTATTGCCAGTTTTGGCTTACTTTGGCATCAAATTTGAAGACATTACAAACTGGGGAGCGTTGTTTGGATTGTTTGGTAAATTCCTATCAAACCCTTATTTGGTAGGTTTGACAGTGGTCAACGCCTTGAATATGTCCCCAGACCCCACTACAAAAGGGCTTAGCGATAGCGAACGAGCACTATCATATACTAAACCTTATGAGGGCTAGCTTATGGCTAAACTCATGACCTCTATCAAGCAAATTGAAGTATGCAACAGATAGTAATAATATTTTATTAAAATAAGAAAGGAGACCTATGACATCAAAAACACAATTATTGAACACCCTTGACAGTCTCGTAGGCCAACGTATCACGGTTCCAACAAACCCATATGGTGGGCAGTGCGTAGCTTTGATTGACAATGTGCTACAGTACCAAGGCTTGTTTAACCTTAATTTCAGCTACTTAAACGCCATCGATGCGTTAAGCCGTGCTGAAAGCCTAGGCCTTAAAGTAACACGCTTTAACGGTGCTAACAATCCGCCTGTTGGCAGTGTATGGGTAACTAACTGCTTGCCATACCATCAATTCGGCCATATCGGCTTTGTAGTCGCAGAAAACCAAGACGGTACTGTTGCCACGATAGAACAGAATATTGACGGTAACGCTGACTGCCTGTCTAATGGTGGATGGGTGCGCAAGGTTACTCGTAATCTTGATAGCGCTGGCAATTTCAGCTATATCGATTGGAACGCACCTAGTCAGCAAATGGTTGGATGGTTTGAATTGCCATTTGACGGCATGACACAGAATAATTACTTTATCGACGTGTCAGCTTATCAGCCGGGCGACCTCACAAGTATCTGTCAAGCCGCTGGAACTAACAATACAGTTATTAAGATCACTGAAGGCACTGGTTGGGTTAGTCCAGTAGCTACTCAGCAAACTAACACAAGTAATTGCATTGGTTACTACCACTTTGCACGTTTCGGTGGCGATGTGGCAACGGCTCAAGCTGAAGCAAATTACTTCATCAGCAACTTGCCATCACATCCACGCTATCTAGTGTGTGATTATGAAGACGGGGCTAGCGGTGATAAGCAAGCGAATACTAATGCAGTCCTAGCATTTATGGATATCTGTAAAGTGAATGGTTTTGAGCCTATCTACTATAGTTACAAGCCATACACATTGGCTAACGTGTATGTAGATCAGATTACTGCACGCTATCCAAACAGCTTATGGATTGCAGCGTACCCAGATTACGAGGTGCGCCCAGAGCCTTATTGGGGTGTATATCCAAACATGGAACATACACGCTGGTGGCAGTTTACTAGCACGGGATTAGCTGGTGGATTGGACAAGAATGTAGTAGTTATCGGAAGCGAATTAAACAAGAGAGAAGAAGAGGAAGAAAATATGAATTTTGTAGTGCGAAGCAAATCTGGAAATCAAGGATATGTTGGAATCGTTAACGGTCACGTTTTTGGGATTGGTGACATTAGCACGGTTGACGAATTGAAATCAAACGGTGCCAAACACTTAATGCTTGAAGATAATGACTTCCAACGCTTCCTTGATAGCCAATCAAGAGACGCTGCGGAAGTATCTAAAGCTATTGGAGAAGCTAGTGCATTAGTAGTTAAGGCTATTGAAGACCGTGCACAAGCTACACAAGGCCAAACTGGTGTATAATTAAATAAAGAGAACCACGAAAACTAAAAAACGAAAAGGAGTATATCACCTCCCCTCACACTGCAGTAGGGATATCATGGCAGTAGTGGTCGAAGCCTCAGCGTTTGCTGGGGCTTTTTTTATTTTGCAAAAAAACCACTCTAGGAAACTAGGGCGGTTTTTGATATTTTAGAAATCTTTTGTGAATAGGTGGTCATCACCCGTCAAACACCCGTTTTTTGAAAATTTTCTGTCTGTCTTTATCTTATTCTAAAAAACAAATTCCCTATAAAATAAGGTTTTTATAGGGATAAAATAAGAATAAAAACGCCCTGAAATCCCCTCCTCTCCTTTTATCTCATTGATATATCAAGGGTTCTGGGCATTTCACCCGTTTTTCACCCGTCAAATTTCAAGGTTTTGAAAAATCTCTTTGACTTTGTGGTCATTCTTCTCTTTCAAACTTTCGATTTGATGGGCGTAAGTTTTCAGTGTAATATTCAAATTTTCGTGCCCTAAAAGTTTTGAGACGGATATTAAGTCTACTTCTTTATAAATCAAATAAGAGGCGTAAGTGTGTCTTAAAGAGTGATTGGTGTAGTTTTTACCGGTCACTCTTTTTATGACCTTATTTGTAGCGTTATTGGACGCTCCGTAGCATATACGCCCTAAGTCATTATCTTTGTAGTAATTGTCTCGATAAAATTTTAAAACTTCAAGGCTGTTGTGGTCAATAGGGACTACTCGCATAGATTGTTCGTTTTTTGTAGCGCCAAAATCTTGTGAGATAGAATAATCAAAAGACTTATTAACTTCAATATAGCCATTTTTGAAATCAACATCCTTCCATGTCAATCCTTGCGCTTCGGCAAAACGTAAACCAGTGACGCCGATTAAAAAAGTGGTGAAGTATGATGGATGCTTAATTTTTCCTTTGGCTATTTGCAGATAGTGCAAGTATTCGTCTTCCTCCATAAACTTTTCAGACTCTTGCTTACCAGACTTTTGAGCTTTTACAATAGCTCCGTCTGCAAAATTGTCCCGAAGGATACCATCACGAATAGCCATCTTACAAGCGCCCTTAATTTGATAATGAAATTTTTCAAGTGTCGACTGTGCGACGTTTTCCGCAAACTCGTTTAATATTTGTTGATAGAACGTGTGTGTGATACTTTTAAGTTTACACTCGCCAAAAAGTCGTTCAATGTGTCTGAAATTCTTCTCGTAAGTTTTCCAAGTTTTAGGGGTAACATGCGGTCTCTTGTATATGTCTGCCCAGCGCTTGTTGTAATCAAGCACTGTGATGTCTAGTAATGCGTCTGAAACAGTGCTAAGTTCTAATTCAACTTGTTGTGCTGCCGTTTTGGCTAGTGTCTTGGTCTTGAAACCACGTTTTGACTTTTCACGTTTCTTACCATGGCTGTCTCTATATGTAATACGATATTCCCAGCCTGAATCCAATTTTCTAAAAAATGCCATGTTGTTTTTACCTCATTTTTTTGTTAAAATGGGTATAGTAAAAAGGGCTTTTTAATGCCGTTTACTATACATGGTTGCCTCACGCTCAGACTCGCCAAAGTTTGAGAGCGTGGGGATTTTTTGTGTTCTTATTTATTTTGTCGATAAAATGGTTACGATGATTGCTAGTATACCAAGTAAGGTACTAACTAACAAACCGATAAACCAGTACATAAACTCTTTCTTGCTTTTGGCTTGCTCTTCTAATCTCTTGTTTTCTTGAGTTAGTAACATAGTCTCAACACGTTTCTCGAAATTATCAAATTTTAAATCGACTTTTTCAAATCCGCTACGCATTTCTTGTCTGAGTTGGTCGATTTTAAAATCAACTTTCTCGAATCCGTGCTGAGTGTCAGAATTGATTTTATCCAACTTCAAATCAATTTCATCTTTTGTGTAGTAGTTTTTTTCCATGTCATAACCCCCAAATGGCTTTTCTTTTATTATACCATTATTCTGTATGGGTACAGATTTAGAATCAGAGAATAATGCAGTAACGTTATTATCGTTCATTAAGCCCCTCCAAAATAATAATAATTAGCAAAAGAAGACAGTTCTTTGTCATCTAGGAGAACAAACTCTATTTTATATGCGCCTTCGTGAGTCACATTAAACTTGAATTGTGTTTTTATAAAGGCTTGCCCAACCCCGTTATGCATCAAAATCATATTGTCTTTTTGGATTGAAAAATTTTGAGTATCTATTTGCAATACTTGAAGAGGAGTTGTATCTGATGTAATACCTATTTGGATAGTATAGTTCTTGTCTGGAATAATATTCAAAAGCATTACCGATACATTTAAGTCGAAGTTTACAGGGAAATTTTTGACACCATAAAATTCTGTAAAGTCGGTATTGTCATTGTCGTTAATAGTAGTTCTAACTTGAGCTATCTTTTCGTTAAAGCTTTCCACAGACTACCCCTCTCTATAAATATCTACGACTTCACCAACAGTCCTGAAATCATCTCCTTTAGCTGGTTTGATGTCAGCATACCTTGGATTTAGTGACTGTAGGTGATCGTTTTTTAATTTCTTGACATAGTTTTCACCATTTACCTGAAAAATACCAATTTTGTTAACATCAACTTGGTCAGTCAGCTTAATGAATAAAAAGTCACCATTTTTTATCTTCGGTTCCATTGAGTGCCCGACAACAACCGCAATGGTGTCATAGTCTTTTTCATCTGGTATTTCATCAGCATAGAAGTCAACCTCTGTATCATAGTCATCCTCTTGCCAATATCCAGTACCAGCTGATACTTTACCAGGAACAGAAAGGCTGACACGTTTTCTGGTATCGTATTCAGCTAACTTTTCTTGTATGTCGATAGCTTTGCCTTGTTCCTCAGCTAACAGTGTCTCAGATGTAGCTAGTAGCTCATTCTTTCGTACGTTGTTAAGTTTTGAATAGTTAGATAAGAGAATTGCTTTACGAGGGTCAAAGTTATCCATTGCAGTTCTCGGATTGGAAGGAGTAGTGTGTAATTCAACCAAATCAGATTTCTCGACCTTGAAATAATTTGCCATAACTTCAATTTTATCAATACGAGGATAAGTTTTAGCATTTATCCAGTCAAGTACAGTGGTATATTTGAAGTTCAATTCTGTAGCAAATTCTTTAGCGTTGAGACCAAGGGCGTCAATATGCCTTCTGATATTCATAGCCATAATTTCTTTATTCCCCATATTTTATCCCCCAAAGGCTATGTAGCCAATTCTCTTTCAAATTGTTGTAGGGTTATAATCGCCCAGTCTTTATCTTGTTTATAGGCTTGTACAATGCTTAAAGCATAATACTCTTGACAGTGACAATTGTACATCAAGAAGTTCATTAGGCGATTATGTAGTGCTGGTGCTGACATTTGACTTTTTTCTTTGAGTTGGTCAAATGTTAAACCATTGTTAATATGTTTAAGCAATCGCTGGTCATTTAAGAAAAGTATTGAAGCAATAGTATTAGCCTCATCCTCCAGAGGTTTTATTTCTGGTGGGTATGAATCGCTATATTTCGAACTTGTCTTAGAAACTAGGACTTTGTCATATACTGAATCCACAAGATGACAGTAGATATGAGTCAACTCATGCAAGATAGTAAACATGACACGGCTTTTTACGACATCTTGGTTGATATAGACAACATATCGTCCTGTCTCAAAATCAGGAATTGTCACACCAGAACAAACTGAGCAAAAGCCATAATCAACTAATGTCAAAGCATTTTTAGTTGTCAGTTGGTATTTTAGTTCCTGTTTTTTGTTAGGCAACCAATTGTACATCAAGTCAGATTCAAAATAGACAAACCTGATTTTGAAGTTAGTCTCAAAAAATTTGATAATGAGGTCAAAGGTAACTTCCGAAAGATAAACGTTAAAATGCTCTGCAATATCAATCAACATTCGATAGGCGTTATCGTGGTAACGTTGATAGACTTCTTTTGGTGGTCGTTTGTATTTTGTCAAATAGCCACCTCCTACCACAGAGAATCGTCTTTGATGAGATTACGAGCAGATTGCATGAGACCAGAGAGCGCTTTATTAAAGCGTTCTTTTTCGTTGTCAGACATACCTTCGGTTTCTTTACGAAATAGGACAAGGGTCTCCAATTCTTGAGTATCCATCGATGATATGTCTTTATCTGTGGCTATCCGTGGGTTATCAGTCCGCCCTAGCAGATAGTCGGTGGAAACGTTGAAGTAGTCAGCGACTGCTTTCAATTTCTCTGGTTTAGGCGAACTATTCTTCCAAGAGTACAAAGAATTACGAGCGAAACCAATCCTTTCTTCCAAAGTATTTAAAGAAATACCTTGTTTTCTACATAGTTCTTTAACAATTTCAAACGTCGGGAACATTGATTTATCAACCTTTCTGAAGGATGACAAAAAATATTTTAAAAAACCTTGTAAAAATCGTTGACAATTTTTAAAGAGTTCTGTAAAATAGTTTTTGTAAATGATTGAGTTAGAAAAAAACGAAGTTAAAAACATTCTAAAATTAAATATAACACGGTCGGCAAACTGTATTTATAAATGATTAGAAGTGTTCTAGGTATTGTTTTTATTATGGTTTTATTTTACACAACTCTTTAAAAGTTGTCAAGAAATTATATAACTTTCTAACTCTTTTTCTTACAAATAAAAAAATAAAGGAGTTGTTGTTTATGCCAAACACAGATGGCGGTCGCCAGAAGATTCTTGATTATCTTAAGGCAAATAACCTAACCATGACTACACTTGCTGTGCAGTATGGGATGGTGCGTCAAGATGTAACAAATATCTTGAATGGCAAATTAAAAAATCCACAAGCTAATAGGTTTATTGCTCGTGTGATTGAGGATTTTAAGATTCGGTAGAATGACGAGGGATAGATGGTTACTGAGAACAAAATTATAGATTTTTTCTTATTCATGCCAAAAGAAAAGCGAATGTGGGCTGAGTTGTTCTTGTTTGTTGCAATGCGAGTGCTTAATCCTCAAGATAATAGGAATGTTATCTTGAGCAGAACAGTCGTAGCGACTCCGAATGGTGAGAGGAAAACAACCTACATTCTAGAAGTTTATATGGAGGAATAATATTGGAATTACAAGTTTTTAACCAACAGGAAGTCTTAGGAAAGAACTTCACGATTTATGGAACGGCACAAGAGCCATTGTTCTTGGCCAAGGATGTTGCGGAATGGATTGACCATTCGGACACTCAAAAAATGATTAGCAGTATTGATGAAGATGAAAAGCTGATGCGAACATTGTTCTTATCAGGTCAAAATCGTCAAGCGTGGTTCCTGACAGAAGATGGTCTTTACGAAGTCCTTATGCAATCACGCAAACCGATTGCCAAGCAATTCAAAAAGCAAGTCAAGGAAATCTTGAAGACCATCCGCAAACATGGCATGTATGCAGTAGATGATTTACTTAATAACCCTGATATGGCTATTGCAGCATTTCAACGATTGAAAGAAGAACGTCAGCTACGCTTACAAGCTCAAGAAGAAGTGGCTCAGAAGAACCAAATTATTCAAGAATTGCAACCCAAGGCAACGTATTATGATTTGATTTTGCAGAGTGAATCTTTGGTAGCTATTTCAGTGATTGCTAAAGATTACGGTATGAGTGCTAAAAAGTTAAATAATTTGCTACATGAATTAAAGGTGCAATTTAAACAAGGTAGTACGTGGCT